GTTGAGTTTGAAACGGTTGCTCTTGGGACACCACTCCGTGTGTTCCGCCGCCTCTTCCACCTCCATTCGCGAGTTCTAGATTTTGAACCAGCCTATGTTCTCGGTGCTAAAGCGGTTGCTGCTGCCTCTACGGTGGCAATCTCAACTATCGTACCTCTCCATTATTATGGTTGGGACTACACGATACTGGGGTTGGGAAAATTGGCCGTGTTGGGATCCATTGCACATCCTTTCATAGCAATCCCTGCCTTTGCCTGCGCTACAGCGTGCGGGTGGTCGCATTACCAGTCAGTTGTTTCTCACCGCTCGGCCGAAGCCGAGCAGTGGAAGTCGTTTAGAAGCAACCTAATGCCTGGACCGACCGGCAGAACCCTCCACTTCGCGAAACCACCTAGTTTCACCCCCGCGTCCGTACCAAAACGAGTCTCCACAGACTTGCGTTCCGGCTGCAAGATCAAGGTCCACGCTGACAATCATCAACCTGATGTCAAGTGTCTGGAACGTCGCGGTCTTGTTTGCCATGGCATCGCAATACAGGAATCAACTCCATCGTACGTTGCGAAGACGTTCCCAAACGCTCTGCAAGGTCTTACTAGTCGTTCACTCGCACCCCTCGATGCAAAGCCGGTCCCGGAAGCTTGGTTCAAAATTTTTGCCAAGACCATGGGCAATAAAGGCTACGAAGGGTCTGTTATGAATAGGTTCATTCTCGGAGAGCTGCGTAACCTTAACGCAGGGACGGATGAGATTTGGGTAAGTAGGTTCCCAAAAGCTACAAGAGAAAACCTACTGAAGGCGAGGGACAGCTTAGAAGCTGATCCTCTTAACGAGAAAGACCTGCGATTGTCAGGCATCGTTAAACAAGAGAAGACCGGAACCGTAACCATTGCTGGCGTTGCCCCAACCGCTGACACGCGGATGGTGATGGCTTGCACGCCTAGAGCTAATTGGTATTTCGGTCGACGGATGTGGTGCCAGGGAAACGTCTATAAGAAGCGCTTTCCTGTCAACTTCAAGTCCTGGATCAGTTGGGATTCTGGGGCGTCAGGTGAGGAAGTGGGCGGCTGGCTTTTCGAAGCCGTGACAACCTTTTCACGACCTGGACGCCCGGCTCGGATCATTGTTTTTGACCGACGCCGATTTGAGAAGAACCAAGGCACGTTTGCCATGATTCTTCGATCGCTTGTTTTACGCGGGGCCGGAGCACCCCCAGAATTTGTCCAAATGAATCGAAAACTGCACTGTCTGAAGGGTGCAGTTCAGGGCATGCCTATCACGTTCGAGTCCGAGGACCCGTCCCAAGTTAGTGGTAGCAACATGACCGCATGGGGA